GGTTCCAAGATGAGTGCGAAGGCTACTGCGGGAACTGATTGACGCAAGACCGTAACAAAACCCGAAGATTAGGACACTGACTATGTAGACCCTTCCCCCGAAAGGATTTACATGTCAGACGAAACACCAGACATTCAGACGCAGGACGCTCCAGTAGCTGATACAAGCTACGAAGCACCCGCTGAGAGTACGCCCAGTTCAGAGAGTTCTTCTCCTGGGTTTGACACCCCCTACTCTGCATTCCGCCATCTGCCGGACTTCCAGGGTCAGGACGATCTCTCAATCGCCCAGAACCTTTACCGTGCTTACAACGGCTACGGTGAAACCCAGCGGCAGCTGCAGCAGTACCAGTCAGTCGTTCCCTACGCACAGGAATACCTGCGCAACCAGAGGGAATTTGAGACGTGGAAGAAGTCACAGGCCGAAGCGGCCAAGCCGAAAGAGCCAGAAGCTCCGAAGTGGTGGAACCCTCCCCAGGTCAAAGACACTTGGCGGAACTACATCGTCCGCGATCCCTCCACGGGCAAGGAGATCATTTCTCCTGACGCTCCGTATGAGGCTCAGCAGTCTCTGAGGGAATACCAGGCTTACACGGCGGACTTCGCCCGCAAGCTGGTCACCGACCCCGAAGCAACGCTAAAGCCCTTCGTTGAGCAGGTCGCCATCCAGAAGGCGCAGGAGATGGTCCAGAACCATCTCAATACCTACAAGACGCAGAACTACGTGCAGGATCTGGAGCGTCAGAACTCCGATTGGCTGTACGACCAGCAGGGCAATCCCACCCGGGAAGGTCAGGCTATCTCGCAGTACATCGACCAGGCGTCGAAGCTGGGCATCGGAACCCCCGAGGCTCGCTGGCAGTACGCCACCGGGATGCTTCAGCGGGACTTGCTGAACATGCGGTATCAGCAGATGCAGCAGGTTCAGATGCAGCCGCCTGCCCCCCAAGCATTCGCACCCCCTGCCCCTCCTGCCCCACCGGCAGACCCAGTTGCGCAGCAGAACATGCAGTTCCTCAGAGAGCGAGCCACTCGCACTCCGAATCGATCTGCAGGAACCACGGAACCGCGCGCACCGCGCTCGCGGATGAGTTTTGAGGACCGGCTGAAAAGCCAACTTGTAAATGATGGAGTAATTTGATGAGCAGTAGTACAGATTGGGCGCGTAGTATTGCTACTACGATTGTAAATCATTTGCGGGAAGAGGAGATTGCCTCGCTCCGTAAGTACAAGGTCTTTGCCGCGCTGGAAGGTTCCGGTCAGGTCCGTACTAACATGTCTGGCCGGGGTTTTGATTGGGAGTTACAGTACAGAAATCATACGCCGAGTGGTAACAACGGAGAAACTCCGCGTACCTTCGCACGTCAGAACCTCTGGAAGCGAGCCGAGTTAGAATTTCGGGGCGCACAGGTGACCGACGCTATCTACAAGAAGGAGATGCTGGAAAATCGCAGCGCTCAGGCTCTTGTTAACGTCGCAGGTAAAATGGCCAGCCGTCTCCTGACGAGCATGGAGCAGTACCTCGCAAAGGAATGGACCGTCGATGGTTACGCTTCTGGCAACGAGCTTCGGTTCCACGGCCTGGAGTCGTTTATGGCGACCAACGGCACGGTGAACGTCAGCACGGGTGCGCAGCGCACTGCGAATGCCGCCGATCCGTTTGGTTATCCCAACGACACCTATGCCGGTATTTCGACCGTGCTTGGTGCCTATGGCGGTTCGCAGACCACGGGCGTGTGGCCCAACGGCTACGCGGACCCGGAACTGGATTTCTTCTCTCCGGTGGTTTGTAACTACACTTCGACCTACTTCGGTGGTTCGACGTGGAAGGACAACTGCACCAAGGCAGTCCGTGAGGCGATCCATCAGACCCGCCGAAATGATTCGCAAGAGGATCAGATCGACATGGTACTGCTGGACCGCCGTCTGTTCATCGACTTTATGAACACGCTGGACTCCAAGGAGCGCGTCCTTGTAAGCCGTGCGAACGGCCTTCGTTCCTACGGTTTTACGGACGTGTTTGAGTTGGACGGCGTCGAAATTTCGGGGGAAAATTCTATTCCCGCCAACACCGGATACGGCTTGGCAATTGGGAACATGGAGCTTCTCTGCATGGAAGGCCAGCTGCTGAATAGCGAGGGTCCATTCTATGACGAAATCACGCAGCAATATCGCTACGTGGTGTCAACGCTCGGCAACCTTAAGTTTAAGTCGCCGCGTAACTTCTTCAAACTCACCTCCCTTGCCTGAGAAAGGTTTCTACTAAAAATGGGACTGCAAGTTGATCCTCCGTTCGGTCTTGGTCAGACTCTTGGTGTGACCAATCCTAACGACAGTATGTATGGTATTTCGTCTGGTTCGTATGGCGACAACTGGGTTGGCTGTGTGAAGGAGTTCACCGACGTGGACCCCACCACCGGCAAGGTCCGCAGTAATCGCCGTAAGGTGTGCATCGCCGTCCGCAACACTTCCGGTGCCGCCCTCCTGCCCAAGCGGGTTGTGCGTCTGGCTGGTTCGGGCGCGGTGCTGTGGGGTGCCGCCGATGGCTACGCTGCCGTGGCCAACGAGGCGCTCTGCGGCGTTGTCGATGAGTTCCTGCCAGCCGCTGGCGTTGTTTCCAACGACGTGTTCTGGGTGACGGTCGATGGTCCCACTGAGGTGGCTGTTGCCCTCTCGGGGTCGGACGTTGCGGTTCGGGATCGTCTGTCGGTGGTGACGGCTGCGACCAGTGGTGCCACCACGGCGGGACGGGTCACGGTGTCTCCGCTGTCGTCCAGCACTGCTGCTGCGAACGACAACGGCATCGGTGTCATTGCCTTTGCGGCCTCGTCCGGTGCGACCACCGGCTCGGCGGTTCTCGCTCTGGTTCGGACGCGGGCCTCGTAATACTGCCCTAACGGGCTTTCGGGGGCGGGGCCAGGGTGTGAACGCATCCTGGCCCCGTTTTCTTATATGGACCAACCACCAGCAATTCAGAACTTGGACTTCTTGCGGCAACTGATTGCGGAAATCAGATCGCTCCCGCAGGAAGATGCAGATCGGCTGCGGATGCTCTATGGCACCGGCATGGGCACTGACGGTTTAACGGCGCAACAGGGAGATCGCTAATGGGCACAGTGTACGCGGGCGGAAGTCCAAACTTTGATGAGCGGACGGGTCAATACAAACAACCCCCAGCGCAATACAAACCGCCCGCAACAAATACTTCCGGCGAATACAAGCAGGCATACCAAACGGCAAAGTCTCCGTTTAACCCAGCGGAGCTAATGAAGAATTACGGCTATGCGAATTACGGTCCAGTGACGCAAGTGCCAGCGTCCACCGCTCCGACTCCTAGCAATCAAACGTGGACTCAGGCGTGGAATCAGTCCCGCCAAGACTTCCCCACCCCGTCCACAGGGCAGTACACGCCAGCAGTGTCATACTCTGCACCTGGGACACATTATCGCCAGCAACTGCGGTTCGACGGCCAGCCACAGGCGGCTCCGGTGTTGATGGGCAACAGCGATGCGGGGAACTACTCCTACGCTCAGCAGGGATATCGCCCAGATGCGTTCACCCAGCAAGCGACTGACTTCAGTGGCGCAACGAGCGCAAGCCCAGACTATGCCCGCAGAGATGCATTCATCTCACAGCTGAACGACCGTCTCTCTCGCTACCAGAGCGGCGTATCTCCAATCTCAAACGCTCCTCCTCCCAGCTACGACATTCGGTCTATGTGGGACACCGCTGGCAAGATGGTGAAGAGCGGTTGGAGTAATCCGTATACCCAAGCAAATCCGTTTGCAACAGGTAAGTAATACTGTACAATAGATCACCATCCCCCGAGGTGACAATGCAGCAGAAATACACGGTCGGTATTTGTACGTTCAGTTACGGCGGCAATGGAGGCATCAGTTCTGAAGTTCCCGACATTAGGGAATGGATGGTGCCCATGGTGTCGGAGGCGAGCAAAGATCCTCGCATCCAAGACATCCGCATCTGGAACCTGGCCGACACGCCAATCACTATGACCCGCAACCGCGCCGTTCTAATGGCGCGGGAATATGGGTGTGATGTTCTGGTGATGGTCGATTCCGATATGAAGCCAGACATGCTGGTGACTGCGGAAGGATCAAAGCCTTTCTTTCAGTCGTCCTTCGATTTCTTGGTAGACCATTACCAGAAGGGGCCAGTGGTCATCGGTGCCCCCTACTGTGGCCCGCCGCCCGCTGAGTGCGTCTATGTCTTCCGGTGGCAGAACCACCAGAACGACAACCCCAACCCAGACTTTCAGTTGGAGATGTACGACAGGCACACAGCCATAAAGATGGCTGGCATCCAAGAATGCGCCGCCCTTCCTACTGGTCTGATTATGTACGACATGCGGGTGTTTGAGCTTACGGAGCCGCAGACCGAAGCAGACAAACCGTGGTTCTACTATGAGTGGTCGGACAAGTACGCGGCACACAAGGCATCTACAGAAGACGTGACGATGACCAGGGACATCTCTTTGGTCGGCACCCAGCGTCTTGGTTACTGCCCAGTCTTCTGCAACTGGGATGCTTGGGCTGGTCACTGGAAACCCAAGTGCGTTGGCAAGCCCGTGGCCATTGACGCAAAGGGTGTAAGTGAAAAACTTCGGAGCTGCTGGGAGGCTAAGTGCGACAGCGGCGTGAAGATGATGGACCTTCGACCCAAGTGGGATTACCGACCAGCGAAACCGACCATTGGCTGAATACAAGGCATGCATCCAGTGCGGTCACTCTTATGAGTTGACCCAAGCGAACTGGCATAAGTCAAAGGATGGGTTCCACGCGCGTTGTCGCAAGTGCCGCAATGCCCATGAGAAGAAGGTTCGTAAGAAAAAGGGCAACAAGAAACTCGCGGAGATTGAGAAGGGCGCGGTGGATCTGTTCATCGCTTCGGCCCGCATCGGCGGAGCCAACATCCCGCATTCGTCAGAACTCTTGGAGGTTCTGATGGAATACTTCGGCGGGGTGAGAGGGTTTGCCAACTGCTATATGAAGCAGCTGTTCGACTCCCCTTCCGGCGGCGCGTTCCGCACCAAGATGCTGGACACTGTAGTCCGGCTCGTCTCTGCCAACACAGCGATGGGCGGAGCCAAGAAACCCCTCACAGCTTGGACTGAAGAGGAGTTGGAAGACGAGCTACGCGACCGAATTTTGGAAGCGGCCACAACGATCACGGTCCAAGGAATCCCTTTGAAGGAAATACAGCATGGAGTGTCAAACATGCCGATGGTGGGAGCCAGTGGGACCGAAGTCCCGGTTCGGGAAGTGCCACCGCTACCCACCGCAAGTGACGCAGGAAGAGGACACTCAGCCGACGACAATGCTGAGTGACTACTGCGGAGAATATGAGAAAACACCCACAGATCCCAGCGCCGCCCCCACCTGACGAGCCTGCGGTCCAAGGCATCACGCAGCATGCGTTGAATCAGCTGCGGGATGTGCAGATTGAACTGGCAGAGCGCAGGATCGAAGCTCTGCGTCTGTATGTCCCCATGCCCAAGCAGGAGGAGTTCCACAAGTGCATGGCGAGCGAACGCCTTCTGATCGGCGGCAATCGGTGCTTGGCTGGCGACCAAAAAATCTATGACCCGCTGACCCAAAAACACCGCACTGTCAGCGAGATCAATAGCGGCTTCTGGGTGGAGGCTTTGTGTAAAGGGGAGGTTGTTGGCGGGCAGGCAACAGCGCCCTTCGTTAAGGGCTGGGGCGACCTTTATGCGTTTCGCCTGAGCAATGGAGGGGAGATTCGTTGTACGCGCGACCACCTTGTGCTAGCTGCCTCCGGTCAATGGAAGTCGATCTGGAGTTTATTGACTCCAGAATTCGCTGCTTCCCTTCCTCGCTCCACTGAGGGCATTTTCCTGCAAGTGTCTCCCGAAGGTGATCTGCGTTTGAGTCGTACAGTTGGAGGTTCTCGGGCCTATTATCGGAAGGATCGTCGTTCTTGTGATGAACTACTTCAGACGGCAACAAAGGCCGTCCAAGGACACGTTCGCAAACGATCCGATGCTCTCGCACATAGCCGTTGCTGTTGCAGTTTGGGTGATCTGGCACATACAGAAGAATGTATCCGCCCTTGTCCACTGTGCGGCCACCCTTCCAGCAAGGATGTTCCGCGCCATTTTTCGGCCCCCGGCGGCGCATCTGAAAGCCAAGACGCTTGCAAGCCTTATTCACAGCCTTTGAACTCACGCCCATCAGTTCACCTATCTGAACCACTGTTTTGCGCTCAACCTCATACCACGTTCTTAACTGCTCAACCGGCCAGTCGATCTTATTGTGACGACCCATGCAATGCTCCTTCGGGGGGTAATGAACATGTGTATATTACCTCCTGCGAGTATTTAGGGCAAGGAGAAATATGGGACATAGAGGTGTTCGGTTATCACAACTACCTCATCGCCGGGGTGCCCAACCACAACTCGGGCAAGAGCGCCGCAAGTTTCATAGAGGATGCACGCGCAGCCACCGGACAAGACCCATACGGGAAATATCCGAAGGAGGGCGGGAATCTGGTGATAGTAGGCCGGAACTGGCCCCACATAGGACTGGTGGTGGTGCCGATGCTGTTTCGGGCGGGCGCGTTCAAAATGATAAAGGACGAGACGACAGGTCAGTGGAGAGCTTTCCGGCCTGGGCAAGACGATGTCTCCAAGGCGAAACCGGCTCCGCCCCTCATCCCGCCCCGGATGATAAAGGATATGAGTTGGGTGCTGAAGAACGCCAGTTACCTCAATAAGTGCGAGCTAACTAACGGTTGGACTATTAATTGCTTCTCTTCAGAGGGCGAACCCCCACAAGGTTTCCAAGCCGACTTGGTACATATTGATGAGGATATTAACAACGAGCGATGGGTGGGAGAAATGCAGGCGAGGCTTGCCGACCGCAAAGGCCGGTTTGTTTGGTCGGCTATGCCACATTCTCAAAACGATGCGCTGCTGGGGTTGTGTGAACGTGCGGACAAGGCAGAGGAAGAGGGGCGTGAGAACCCAATCATTAAGAAGTTCACCCTGCGGTTTTTGGATAACGCCCACATTGACCAAGAGGAAAAGAAGAAGAACATTGAACGGTGGTCTGCCTTGGGGATGGACGAGCTTCGGATGCGCGCCGAAGGCGAGTTCACCACAGAGTCCACGCTTATGTACCCGACGTTCAATCCAGCGGTGCATGTACTGCGGCGAGAGGATCTACCCGCTGGGCAAGTTCCATCAGACTGGACGAAGTACGTAGCAATTGACCCGGGCCACACGGTCCTTGCCTGCATATTTGGAGCAGTGCCGCCAGACGAGAAGTTTCTTCTGATCTACGACGAACTCTATATCCGGCAGGCAAACTCTCTCATCTTTGGCGAGCAGTTCGCCCAGAAGGCCGATGGACAGCATTACTACAACTTCATAATGGACATGCACGGCGGCATGCTCCGTGACTTGGGGTCTGGTCGGCTACCGCATGAGCTTTATTCTGAAGAGCTAAAGAAGCGGAACATCCGCGCCCAGATCAGCGGGTTTGGGTTTATGCCTGGGTCCGACGACATTCCGGCCCGCACCGCGCTCGTCCGGCAGATGCTCCACGTCCGTGGGGACGGGACCACCAGGCTGAAGTTCTTGGAGGGCACCTGCCCCAATCTGATGCGGGAGATCCGCCGCTACCGCAAAAAGACGACCACCGTCAATGGTCAGATATACGTGACCGACGAACCGCAAAGCCGAGGGGAAGTCCACGCCTGTCAGTGCGTGGAGTACCTCTGCGCCTATGAGCCGAAATACCACCCGCCACCGAAAACCTACGGTCCAGATCCGTGGTGGGTGAAATACCTGGCGGATAAACGCCGCAGGTCGCAGTCGTCCGAAGACAACTGCATTATCTTGGGACCAATGGGGAGCCGACGATGAGTGATTATGTAATGCCTACCGCCGAGGTGGGTGACTGGGTTTTGTTCCGTGCCCACAAAGACGCGGATGTTGTCCCGGCTATGGTGACGAAAGCGGCCTCGCGGACCCTAACGCTGTGGGCGGTCGCCCCGGGGTACGGCGGGGTTGAGAAGCAGTCGGTCCACCACACCACCGACCCGGGCGTGAACGACTTCCCGGCGTGGGGCGATTACGGGTTCTGGGAACACAAGCCTCAGAAGAACGCCATTCTCAGCGAGAAAGTGGCTGTTCTGGAGCGGAAGGTGGCCGATCTGGAATCCCGTAGGGGTAAGTAGGGCACTTACCTATAGGAGTATCCATGGAAAAGCCGCTTCGCCCCATCGTAGCCCGCTGGCTGGAATGCATTAAGCAGGCCCAGTCTCATAAGAAGCCGTTCACCGAAGACGGTGACGAGGCGATGAACTTCTTTGCGGGTGACCCGGACTTTATGTGGAAGGACGGGTATGCCCGGGGCGAGCGCGGCTACAACAAGGGTATGACCCCACCTGCGTTTCGCATGCAGGTCAACCGTGTTTGGGAAGCTGTCCGGCTCTTCACGGCAGTCATCCATCACCGCAACCCCAACCGGGCCGTTACCCCCAAGGAGTACCCCATCATTGGACCGGCGCTGCTTGGCATTCAGCCACAGCCCCCGGTTCCAGCAATGGGGCCAGACGGTCAGCCCATCATCGGCCCCGATGGCCAGCCGGTGATGATGCCCGATCCCGGGGTCCAGATGTACCAGCAGGGACTCCAGCAGCAGCAGGAAATGCTGGAGAAGCGAAAGCTCGTCTCCCGCCTCTTGGAAGACTATCTGAACTACACCCCCAACGAACTGGACCTCAAAGGCCACTCCCGCAAGGTGGTTGAAGAAGCGTTCATTAAGGGTGCTGGTGTCTGGTGGCATGAGCTTTATTCCGCCCCAGGCTCACAGACAAAGATGGCGGGTTCCTTCTACGACACCATCGACAACCTAGTCTGGGATCCCGATGCGGACGACTTTTCTGATATCCGCTGGGCCGCTCGCAAGCGAGTGCAGCCAGTCGATGAGGTAGCTGCAAAGTTCGGTCTGAACCGTGAGGATCTGAAAGGTCATTTGGAGAGCTACGCTTCCCGTGGTGACAACAACGAGCGCGGCTTTGAGTACAAGCGCAAGTTGGGCAAGACCAACGATATGATCATCTACTGGGAGATTTATTCTAAGACGGGGTTTGGTGACCGGCTGAAGAATGCCGACAAAGACCTGCGCGGCAAGTTTGATGCGTTCGGACCCAACTGCTACATCGTTGTGGCAGAAGGCGTGGACCACCCTTTGAACATGCCGGAAGAGTTGCTGAAGGACGAAGTGGACGATACGGGTGTGTCGCAGGCGATGTTTATGGCATCGCAATGGCCGATCCCCTTTTGGGCTGAGCCGAATGGCTGGCCGTTCACATTGTACTCCCTGCATGGCAAGCCCGGTTACAGCTGGCCAATCAGTCTGATCCGGCCCGGTATTGGTGAGCTTCGATTTATTAATTGGGCGATGAGCTTCCTTGCTACGCGCATTGCCACCAGCGCACAGGTGCTGATTGGTGTAGCGAAATCTGCAGACCCAGACCTAAAAGCTAAGATTTTGGAAAAGGATGAAGGCGGCTTTAAGATCGTAGAAATTGCCGAGGCAGTTGGTCGGTCTGTCAACGATGTGATATCGGTCTTCCAGATGCCCGGTGTCACGTCCGACATGTATCAGATTATCTCAGAGGTCACCGCGCTTTTCGACCGCCGCGTGGGTTTGACAGAACTCATTTATGGTATGACCAGGAATCAGTTCCGGTCAGCTGCAGAAGCGCAGGTGAAAGCGGAGCAAATTTCGGTCAGGCCCGACGATTATGCAAACATCTTGGAAGACGCGCTGTCGCTCTGTGCCCGCAAGGAAGCGCTGTTGGCGCGGTGGTTGATTGGCCCGCAGGACGTTGCTCCGATGCTGGGGCCAATGGCTGCGCAAGCGTGGCAGATGCATGTGCAGGGCGAAGACCCGGAGTCGGTGGTGCGCGAGTATTCGTACCGCGTTGAAGCCGGTTCGGTGAAGAAGCCAAACAACGCAACCCGCGTTGAGAACATCACCAACGCAATGCAGATCCTCGCTCCTGTCAGTCAGGGCATGCTACAAGCCGGTCGGCCAGAGCTATTCAATGCCTTGTTGGAGGACTGGGGCAAGGCACTAAACGTGGACGTGAGCCGCTATATGGTTCCGCCTCCTCCTCCGCCTCCCCCTGGTGCGCCGCCACAGGGAGGACCGCCGCAGCCCCCACCGCAAGGACCGCCAAATGGAAATCCCGGTTGAAGTTAAGCGCGCTGGCGAAGAAGCCATCGCCACGTACAAGCGTGCCCTGCCCTACGGTGAGAAGTGGGCGACCATGGTGGCGATGCAGGTCGCCCCGGGAACTTCCGGTACAGACCGTGCATTTATGGAAGGCCGGATGAACAACCAGCAGCTGGACGACATGCCAGAGCGTCAGGCCAAGTACGTTGTGGCCGAGGCGACGAAGGCCGGTGTAAGCATCTCTGGCAAATACTACGTGGGCGGATTGGCTGACAAGCGTGGCTGGCGTGATCCCAAGGCATGGGTGTCTAGCAATGACGAGATCCTCAAAGTTGCCCAAGCCCGTCGCCTCCATGTCAGCGGCACGGTGAACTATGACCCCGGCCCCGCAGCACCAAAGCGAAAGCTGATCAGCGACAAGATTCTCAGGGAAGAGATCGCCCGTGAGAAACGGCTAACGCCGTCTGCCAAAACTGCGGATCTCCGCGAGCGAGTAATTGAGAAGCATGCCTATCGGCCAAAGGGGCGTGGGGTATGAGCTACAAGGAGTTCCAGTTTCGACGCGGAACGTCTGCCGAATGGCTGTTCAAAAACCCCGTCTTGCTGCCTGGTGAGGTGGGCTACGAACGAGACGTTCCCACAGGCACCGACCCGTCAGCGGACACATTCAGCTACAGCGACGGGGCATTCGGTGTAGGGGCAATAAAGATAGGGGACGGGGTGACGCGGTGGAAGGATCTCCCCTATCTCCTGACGGCCCTCCGGTTTTCGCTACCGTCCTCCAGCGATGTGGAAATGACAGACATTAGGACCGGCGATGTGATGCGCTGGTCGAACGGGAAGTGGCGGAACCACCCCGAAGCGACACTTTTAGATGGAGGGAATTTCTGATGGCAACGATTCGTATTAAGCGACGGGCAAGTGGCAGCGGGGCTGGGGCACCAAGTAGCCTGGCTAACGCCGAGTTGTGCTACAACGAACAGACAAACATACTGTACTACGGCACTGGCACTGGTGGTGCTGGCGGCACGGCAACGAGCATCATCTCCATCGGCGGTAGCGGTGCGTTTGCCTCAACATCCTATGTGGACAGCGCCATCTCATCTGGCGTGGCATCTGCCGTATCCACGCAGCTTGCCAACTACGCTTTGTTGTCCGGTGCTTCGTTCAGCGGCAACGTCACTGTCGGTGGCAATTTGGTTGTCAACGGTACGACCACCACCATCTCTTCTACAACTCTGTCGGTTGCCGACAAAAACATTGAGTTGGCAAAGGGCAGCACAACCGATGCCGCTGCGGATGGCGGCGGAATCACTCTCCACGGAACCGGCGACTACACACTGAACTGGGTGTCATCCACCTCGTCTTGGACCAGCAGCGAGAATTTCAATCTCCTTACTGGCAAGGCATACAAGATCAACGGGACCAACGTCCTGACGGCCACGGCTCTTGGGTCCGCTGTTGTGAGTTCTTCGTTGACGAGTGTCGGAACGATTGGCACTGGCGTGTGGCAGGGCACCACGGTCGCTGTTGGTTACGGCGGTCTGGGGCTTACTTCGGCAATCACGGGGTTGCTGAAAGGAAACGGATCGGCCTACAGCGCGGCTGTTGTTGACACCGATTATCTCAGTCCTTCTTCTTCGATTGATGGGGGCACGTTTTAGTTGGCCAATGTCGTCAGAATCCTCCGTTCTACCACGGCTGGCAACACGCCAACTTTGGTGAGTGGACAGATCGCAATTAACGAAGCAGACGGCAAGCTGTTTTACAGAAACGGATCAGGGGTGGTGACTTCGTTCGCCCCTCCTGCGGCTACGAACAGCACCTTGGGCACGGTGATCGTTGGGGCCGGACTCTCAGTTTCATCTGGAACTGTGTCCGCAAACCTGACAAGCAGCACCACCGGCATAACGGGTGCTAACGCGGTAACAAATATCGTCTACCTGACTTCAGCTGCGTACACGGCTCTCGGCTCCAAGTCGGCCAGCACCTTATACATCATCTCGGGGTGAGCCTTGGGCATCAATCTCGGCACAGCAACACCGTCTGATTACAAACTGGGAACCGCGTCAGTTAGCAAGGTGTATCTCGGGACAACGCAGGTCTGGCCTGTCGCCGCTTCTGCCAAGCTAACAATCGCCAGGAACAACGGCAGCACAGCATCGTTCAGCGGAACGGGTGCTTCTGGAACACCATACGCCCGCGCCGCTGCAGTGTACTACAACGAATCAGACGGCATGCTGCGATATACGTTCACACTAACTACTAGCACAACTGTCTATATGTCTTGCAATTGCGCAGACGAAACCGATAGCGGACAGACCTTCAGTTTCAAAAAGAACGGGACAGCTTTTGCCACAAGCGGAAACGGAGGGCAGTCCAATTTCTCGGGCAACACAACCGGGAACTCTGGCGACGTGTTTACTATTGTGGCGAACGCATCGTCCGGCGACTGGGCATCGCAACTAATTGACACCGTAAGCGTCTACGCAACGTGAGGAAAGCCGGATGACCAGCGTAGTACGAGCCCTTGCAGCTTTATAGGAGCGAGAATGCCACCAACGCGGATAAAGCGCAGCAACACTCCCTCTGCCGTCCCTTCGTCATTGGAGGACGGTGAACTGGCAATTAATCAAAGCACCGGGATTCTGTACTACCGCACTGCAGCTGGAGGAGTAGGGTCGGTGGCTCAGGGTTCCGGTGGAGCCACGCTTTCAAATGCCACCCCAGCAAGCCTTGGCACCGCATCGGCGGGCGTGAGTGGTGCGGCAAGCCGCAGTGACCATGTTCATCCGATCCCTTCCTATAGCTCGCTAACGGATATTCCAAGCACCTTTGCCCCTAGTTCCCACAGCCACGTCGCCAGCGATGTGTCTGGAGTTGTGGCTACCAACGTCACTGGCAGCACCGGCGCGTCCACCGTTACGAACATCGTCGCTCTCACTTTGACGCAATACAACGCCATCTCTGCCCCAGCATCAACGACTCTCTACATCATAAAGGCTGGGTGACATGCTCACGTACTACGACGCAATCGAACATCTGATCACCGCCAGCTACGGCGGGCCGCAAGACGCGGAGCAGGCCGACATCCGCACGTCAGCCCAGCGGGCCTACAGCGAATTCTCAACGCTGCGAGACTGGAACTACTACCAGATGCATGGCCGGATTAAGTTCCTCACCGTGTGGCACGGGACTATCACGTACAGCAAAGACACCCGCTACATCGATCTGGTGTCTGGCGATGCCTTTCCTTCCAATGCGGTGCTGTGTCGGATGCGTGTGAACAACACGGTGCTGAAGATCGCCCAGCGGGTCAGCAACACACGCTTGCTCTGCGATCCCGTCCTGACCCACCCAACTGATTTGACAGACCCAACGCCTGCAATCATCTACCAAGACACATTCCCTCTCCCAGCGGACTTCCGCACGGTCGATTCTCCCATCGATCACGTAGCGTGGACTCGGTTCATCTACGTGACCGCTGACCAAGCAATGAAGCTGGAGAACGCAAACAACCTGGCTGGCCCTCCGCATGCGTGGACGGTCATCAAAGACCCGCAGGGCACGGGCTGGGCCATTAAGGTTGTTGGGTATCCGGTTGAGAACAGCAACTTGGACTTCACCTATCGTCGCCTCCCCAGGCGTTTGCGGATCTCTGGGCATGAGGCAGCGTCCCGACAGGGCACGGTCAGCATCTCTGGCACCACTGTTACGGGCACGGGCACGGCTTTCACTCAGGGCATGGTGGGTTCGGTTCTTCGGATCGGGACCGCTACAGAGTCTCCCGGCAGCGACGGGTCGATGAAGCCCTATGCGGACGAAGCGGTGATCACAGCGGTTGCAAGCGCAACGTCCTGCACCATCTCAACTCCGCTGACCGGGACGAACGTCCTATATTTGGTCACGGACATCTGCGACATGTCTCCCGGCATGGTGAACGGATTCCTGTCTTGTGCCACCTACTGGCTGGCTCGGGTGCGAAACGCCAAGCCCGACAATGCCTTCGCCATGTACCAGCGGGATCTCAGGCTGGCGATGGAGTCCGATCAGCTGACTCCGTTCCAGCAACCGCAGCGAGTCATCTTCGATGCCATGGCATGGAGGACTCCGCTCCAAAGCGACAACTTTGATGGGGGCAACCCTACGTGATCAACATTGAGAAGTTCGCCGGTCTAGTCACCAATGCGTCTCCGTATGCCCTCCCACCGGGGGCGGCTGTGACGCAGGTCAATGTGCAGTGCCTGTCTCCTGGTCAGCTAAACGTCCGCCCCGGCCTCCAAGCCTACACCCTGTCTAGCACCGTTTCCGCCACCCTCCCGGTGGTCGCATCGTTTTCTTTCCCGCATTCCGGCGGCAGCATCATTGTGTACCAAGATGCGGTCGGAAACATTTTCTCAGGAAAGCCGACGCAATCTAGCGGTGGCCCGTCGCTCACTGGCGTTCCATCTGCCCCGCTCAACATCACCGCTACTGCCAGCAACGCTTCAGCGACGGTTGCTTGGGATTCCCCGACATTCACGGGCGGCGGTGACATCACCGGATACACGGTCCAGCGATCCACTGACGGGGGCACAACGTGGACTTATGCGTTGTCGGCTACCGCACAATCTGCGACGGTCACCGGACTGACCAACGGTGTGGCGTATGTGTTTCGGGCGGCGGCTACGAACAACTACGGCATCGGTCCTTATAGCTCTGCCACCTCGTCCGTAACGCCAGTTGGCGCGCCCGACTCCCCCAGTTCCCTTTCAGCTACTGCGGCCAACTCTGGCGCATCGTTGTCTTGGACGGTACCGACCAATAATGGCGGCACAGCGATCACTGATTATGTGGTGGAGTACAGCGGCAACGCTGGTCAGACGTGGACGGTGTTTGCGGACGGCACATCCACAGCAACATCCACAAACGTATCTGGCCTGACAAACGGTCAGGCTTATGTCTTCCGCGTGGCTGCAAAGAACTCCGCAGGAACCAGTGCGTACACAACTTATTTGACCCCCGTGTACCCGATTGGTGTTCCCGACCAAGTGGCAAGCCTGACGGCGACCTACGGCAACACTCAGGTGCAGTTGCAGTGGCAGGCACCCGCCGCCAACAACGTGTCTGGCCTAACGGACTACACCATCCAGAGATCCGTAGACTCTGGGGCTACGTGGACAACGCTGTCGGATGGGACGAACACCAATACAAACTACACGGTAACTGGGCTGACAAACGGGACTGCCTATCAGTTCCGCGTATCGGCCAGCAATTCAGTTGGGGCTGGTCCGTATTCCGTTTCGACAGGCAACGTGACTCCGCGCACCCTCGCCGGGGCACCAACAAACCTGACCGTCTCCGTAGGGAACACGCAAGCGGCGTTGTCTTGGACGGCACCGGCAAGCACTGGCGGGGCTGCAATCACCGACTACCAGATCCAGGTGTCCGTTGCCGGTGGGGCGTATTCCACAATCACCAAGAGCGCCAGCACCACAACGTCCTACACTGCCACAGGGTTGACGAACGGAACCGCCTACACGTTCCGTGTTGCTACGGTTAATTCTGAAGGCGCAAGCGCGTATGTCACATCATCGTCAGTGACACCGCAGACCGTCCCGCTAGCCCCGACAAGCGTTATCGGCACAGCAAACAACGCTTACGTGACCGTGAGATGGACTGCTCCATCCGACAGTGGCGGCAGCGTCATCACAGACTATGTGGTTCAGTATTCTTCAAACGCTGGTTCGACGTGGACTACTTTTACGGATGGAACTTCGACTGTTCTTCAAACAAACGTGACGGGCCTGACAAATGGCACGTCTTATATTTTCCGCGTGGCCGCCGTCAGCGCTGTGGGCACTGGAAACTACAGCACAGTGAGCGCCGCGGTAACGCCAGTCGGCCCACCAGGAGCGCCAATAAACGCGCTGGTAAGCGGTGGCAACACGCAGATGTTCACCAACTGGACCGCTCCTTCAGATGACGGCGGGTCGGCAGTCACCGGCTATGTCCTGCAGTATCGCCGTTCCACCACCTCCTCCTACACCACCTATGGAACGGTGGGCAATGTGCTGGAGTACACCATTTCGGGCCTGACAAACGGTTACACCTATTACTTCCGCGTGGCGGCGGTGAACTCTGTCGGCACAGGCAGCTACAGCACAGAGTCGGCCAGTGTAGTCGTCGGTCAGGTTCCCGCTGCCGTGGGCACTCCAACCCTGTCGGCTGGATATGCCACCAGCCTTACGGACACCACTCTCACGCTGTCTTGGACTGCTCCAAACTCCTACGGATCGCGGATCACAGACTACCTCATCCAGTACGGCACAAGCTCGTCTGGCCCATGGACTGTGTATGCCGAAACCACAAGCACAACAACCACGGCCACAATTACTGGGCTTAATGCCACAACGACATACTACTACCGCGTAGCTGCTATATCCACTGTAGGCACTGGTCCGTATAGCACTAGCCCTGCATCTGGACGCATTGCAACCGCACCGTCCATTACCTCGGCCCTAACAGCCACCGCATCCGATGGTACGGTCACGCTGTCTTGGACTACCCAAAATGATGGCGGCGCTGCAATATCCGGTGCCTCGGTGTGGTATGGTTATTACATATCTGGGGTATGGACCGGAAATGCTACTGCCAATCAAATACCAAATGCGTTGCTGGATCTTTCGGCTCGCACTATCACGGTACCGGCATGTTACGGAGGGGAATCACAGGGGCGCTGGAACGTGTCGCTGACAAATTTTGCTGGCACTGGCTCATCCACCGTTTCGTCCGCTTTGTCCACGCCATTTGCCTCCGGTTCTACCGGCCCGCACACAGTCACCGAAACACTGACATTGGATGGCAATGTTGCATTGACCGTGAACCTGCCGACCAAGGGCTGTCCAACGGTGTCCTACATCGACGGCCAGTACAGCTTGGACTCGGGCGCAACCTGGACGGCGATTACCAAGCGCGGCAGTTCGTTTGCCGCCTATCCGACCGCACCGTCCGCAGTCACATGGACTCCCTACTACACAGGGCGAAGTCGTTACTGGATATCGCCTCCGCCTTCTAGTCCGTTCAGCGTCAGAACGCGGTTGATGGATTCGTCTGGAACCGCTCTGAATGACTACGTGACAACCAGCGGGATATCGACTGGCAGCACTTCCGACCCATATTGGAGCCGCGTGTGCTTTTTGTGGGACGCTAACAGTCAGAGGCTTGTGACCCGCGCGTCTGATAGTTCGCTCACATCATCGACGCTTTCCTTGGGTGACACCGCAGCTTCTTCCGACCGTTTTGGTCGTTCTTGGAAATATGGTTATGTTGATTTTGCATACAACCTGACTACCGGCGCATCCGCTCCTAGTGACGTTTCCAAGGTGAGCGCTCAGTGCGTGGAGTGGTGGATGTTTATCCCCGATACGGGCACCAACGATGATGTAATGCAAGTGCAATCCGGTAGTTTCTCGGCTGGATCATCGTTTGTGTCATCGGTAATGAAAGTTGCACTCGTCAGTGGGGATTTGGTTTTTACTCGCATAGCATCAACTGCAGTGTTTGCGACAAGCAACCCGTATATCACAAGCACCGTCAGTCTAAGTTCATTGCGCGGGCAGTGGGCGCATATTGCAATGGAGCTATACCCGTCAAATGGTAGCGGTGGCTACACCGTGTTCATCAACGGTGCGCAGGCTTCATTTAAGTCCGGCTTTTCGTCTGGCGCTGGCGATGGCACCACGTCATACCCAAGCTCCGCACAATCGTTTGCGTCATTCAGAATTCCGCTGCTCCGCGTGACCGCTCTGGGTAGGTATTGGGTGCCATTCCAAACCCCGAATTCCCCCTTCTGGTATCCCACAGTATGACCGTCATCTCCACCCGCCAGCCTGGGTCTGTCGTCAGCATTTCTGTCCTTACTGGTGGCGCAAGCTACACCTCCCAGCCAACCGTCGCTGTTGTCGGCGGGGGCGGGACTGGCGCAGCTGCCGTGGCCCATATGGCGGGCACTGCCGTGGAGTCTGTCGTTGTCACTGCTGGAGGAACCGGCTACACCGGATCGCCAACAATCCAATTTTCCGGCGGTGGAGGCACTGGTGCTTCTGCCAGTGCGTTTGCCTACACCGGATCGCTGCGGCCCATGTCCTTCTTTAAGGGGCGCGGCAACGACATGTACGGTGTTGACGGCATGGGGCGTGGCATGCGGTGGAACGGCGACTCTGGTTCCGTGGAGAAACTTGGAATAACTAAGCCAGCCGTTGGGCCGACGATCACGGTGGGCTCATCCTCCACAAGCCGGTACGTGAGCGCCGTCCAGTTGGTGAGTTACGGAGGCGGATACAACAACGTGCCATCAGTTGTATTCACTGGCGGCACTCCAGAACGCGCGGCAGCTGCCAAGGCATCCCTCCTCAATGGACGTGTAACCCAGATCGAAGTCACGGATGGTGGTGCGGGCTACCAAGACACGCCCACCGTCGCTTTGTCCGGTGGGATCGCTGGTGGTGCCACTTTGTCTGTAGCCGTACTGGGCCGCGTAGACACAATATCGATAACCTCGCAGGGCACTAACTACACGTCTGCCCCACAGCTGGTGTTCTCCAGCGCCCAAGGACTAATTAAAGCGGCGGCAACCGTCACAGTTTCTGGCGGCAAGGTCACGGAAGTGAAGCTGTTGTCGGCTGGCACGGGTGCCACAACCAGCGGCGTGACTGCTACGCTGGTTGGAGTCGGCAGTGGGGCGGAGGTTTCGGTTGACATGCTGTACCGCGTTAAAGCCCTCACCGTCACAAACGGTGGATCTGGCTATCGATCCGTGCCCATCATCACGTTTCTCCCAGAAGCCCAAGATTCTTTTGGGTCCGGCGCAGCCGCCACTGCGGTGATATCTGGTGGAAGACTGACAGGGGCGACGGTGTACGCGGGCGGCGAATACGGCGGCATACCAACGGCATACATCAACGACTCCACGGCGAAAGCTACAGCCACGCTCTCAGAGCCGGTTAGCGGCACATACCAGTGCTGCGTTCGCTACTTGGATTCCACGTCCGAAAGCCGTGGCGGGCCTATGCCTTCCTCAATATCGGACCTTGTTGAAGTGGCGGCTACGACTGGCGCGGGGTCGATGACTTGGAACTTTTCCCATAGCGGTCTGGAGGACCGCGTAACCGCCATGGAGCTTTGGCGTACTACTGCCGATCAGTCTGTGATCCTGTTCCGCGTTGCAACAATTCAGCGATCCTCCCCAGATTTCTTTGGTTCGTATGTGGACACGCTGTCTGACGACGACCTCAAAGACACGGGGCGATCTCAGTACGGTCTGATGCCCGTCACGCTGCCCAACGGTCAGATCAACGCCCGCCGCTTTACGCCCCCGTCAGGGAACTTTGCCGTTGCGACAATGTTCCAAGACCGTGCGTGGTACGCGGTGGACACATCCGGCGACCGGCCCAACTCAATGCTGTACAGCGAAGTGGACGAACCAGAAGCTGTCCCAGAGAGCAACGAGATGGTTTTGCAGGAGAACGTCGCAGACCCGGACGCAATCGTCAGCCTCATCCCGCTTGGGTCAATGCTGGCAATTGCACAGTCTCGCCACCTCTATCGCTTGCAGTATGTTGCTCAGCCGGTCATCGATGCGTCGATAACCCTTGTGGCCTATCGCGGACTTCTGAATTCGCAGTGCTGGGATGTCCTTTCCGGCACCGCGTATATCGTTGACAGTTATGGGCTGTATGCCTTTGACGGCAACCAAGCTGACCCAGTGTCTATTCCCGTGGACAACTACTGGCGCGAGCGTGTAATCGACTTCCAAGCATCTGCATCGTTCCATGTCCGCGCTGATCACGCCACGCAGATAGTGCGGTTCTTCTACTGCCGGTCTGGTGAAACCCTTCCGGTACGGGCCTTGTGCTACGGCGTGGCCACAAAGGCTTGGTGGGAGGAGAGGTATGCCACTCCAATAACATCCTCCACATCTGGAAACATTTCTGGTCGGCAAGACACCCTATGGGGAACGGGCGGCGGGATGTTTGTGTATTACGGTGGCTACACCGATCTGCAGGGCGCTCCCATCCCTTATGAGTTCCGCACCGGCAATATGACCCTGACAGACCCTGCCCCTGACGGCGGGAGCAGGTCGGTTGGTGTGCTGTACAGCCCGACCGTCAATTCGTCTGCCCTCCAGGTGCGATTGCACTACAACAACTCATCCACGCCCCGGCCCGCCGCGATAGCAGGTGACCGTGGTGGCTTCACGTCCACTGCTGGTGGAACCGCCGCAGTGCTGGATATGAAGACTGCCCGATCTGCACTTGGATCGGCAAACGGGTTTGCGCGTGCCTATTTCTCTGGGCACAGAGACGACAAGAACGTGGGCGGCGACAGACATGTCGCAATAGCCGTCGGTGGTACTCAGGCCGCAACGCTATCTGGAGATGCCGTCCGCTTGTTCGGACTCACAATCGAAGGAGTTGGTTGATGTTTACTCAATCCGCACCCTCTCTCTTCAACGCTGTCGGTGGCTATCTTCCAGACGTTGCAGTCAAAGCTCTTGTCCAGTCTCTGGGAAACTGTCAGCAATCTCTCGTTCACCGTGGAGCGGTAACCCTATCGCCTCCGCAGCCCACAAATCGCAATGGCGTTATGGCACCGGGCATGTGGAATCCGCAGTTATACCAAAACGTCTTTCCTCAAAACTCATCCCAATACTACTACGAAGCTCCCAACATTGGCGGGTACACAAACGGCAACTGGTACACCACCAACTACGGAGGCGCGCAGTTTTCATTTCCCACCAACCAAGAGTTTGCAGCCAACAGCTACTACGGCGGGCCTACGTTCAACGTGGGTGGAAACAGTTTCTTTGATAACACCACTGCTAACAACGCCACGTATCAGAACCTGACAACAAACAACATAACCACGCAAAACATCAACGTAACGACCATCAACGGCGGATCGCCTCCCGAGTCTGGTCCAAGCGAGATTGGCGGCGGCGGTGGTGCCGTCAGCGCGCCGACGATTAGCTTCCCTAACCTTCAGCCGATTATGCCTATTTTCGGAGGTGGTGGTGGCGGGGGTGGTGGTCGGAACGGTCGGCCAGCCCGCGCGCGAGTTATCACTAGTGTGTCTATTAGCGGATTTTGTCCTGTGTCAACCGTCACCAAAGCAGAGCTTGGAGATGATTGTGAGATAAAGTTAACGTATGAAGAAGTTGACGTTCCGCTAACTCTCACAGTGTCCACGTCACCGGACTACATCACTTACCTTGCGCCATAACGTATGACTTGCGGAAAACTTGGTAGATGTTGTGTCGATAGAAAGTGCGATACAGATGTAGGCCAGTGCATATGCCAGACATGCCAAAACGGAACATGGCATTCTGATAACCTGTGTTCCCCAGGAGCCTGCTGGGTTGTAGTCGATGGCGAGTTTACGTGCCTTCAAACCGATCCATGCGACTGCGAGTTCCAAGGGGGTGAGTTTTCCGGTGCGGGCTCAACGTGCCCAGACAGCGGCAATGGGCCAGAGCCACCCCCCCCTCCTCCGCCGGACCCTCCAGACCCCGGCCCAGTACCCGTCTACTGCTGCAACAAAGACAACGGAACTTGCAGCGAGCAAATAGGATTTTGCCCTCCTGGTCAGGATCGGTGGTGGTCTGCAGCAGAGTGCGACCGAAAGTGCAAGGCCAATGTGCCTCCCGCAGACTGCAATCCTCCATGTGGGCCATGTCAGACATGCAAGAACGGCACATGCGTTGACGGCTGCGGGGATGGGAAGAAGTGCTGCGGTGACGCAGGATGTAAACCAACCTCTGCCATTTACAATATCCAAGTTAATGTCGCCGTGAACGGCTGGCAAGCGGCTGGTGTGACCCTTACTGCGGGCCAAGCCATCAGTGTCTCCGCAACCGGCACTGTGCAGTGGAACGGTCCCGGCAGCACCGCCACTCCAAGCGGTGTTACATCCGGCGCATGCGACTGCTGCCCTGGCTGTTCGCCGTACCCTGGCTGTCACATGCGTTTAATGATGCAGGTCGGTGGCGCGGTATTTTCAATTGGCACTTCGTACTCTGGAATCCCCGGGGCTGGGGCTGTTTCATTCCGCGCTAACGACACATGCGTTAATGACAACAGCGGGATATTTGAAGTCACCCTTTCCACCACGGTGGACCCCTGCCCCGATGTCGCCCCGCAGTCCGTTTCGGAGCCAGTGCCCGTCACTGGTGGCCCGGGGACTGAGCTAAAAACACTGCTGAAGTACATCGGCATCGTCGCCACCCCCAATTGCTCCTGCAATGCCCGCGCGGCGGAGATGGACCGCCGGGAGGCCGAAACCCCCGGTTGGTGCGCCGAAAACATGGAAACCATCTTGGATTGGCTGAAAGAGCAGGCCGACAACCGTGGCCTGCCATTCGTCCGAATGGGCGCAAAAGTGCTTGTTCGCAGGGCTATTTCCAATGCGCGTAAAAAACAGCCCCAGAAGGACAGTAATCAATAGGAGGTTCTATGGCTGCGATTGACGACTGGAATAAAAGCTGGGACAAGATCAACGCTGGAGTAGGCGCAGCTGTCCTGCCCGAGGTCTACAAGACCAAGCAGGCGATGATAGCGCAGCCTGCGGCGTTTGC